GGTGGCCTGCTGCAATGCCAGCGCAGTCAGCCCGGTACCCGCTTTGAAACTGTAGCCTTCAAACCCCAGCGACTGGTCATGATCGGTGAAGCCAAGCACCACACCATCGGTGCGACTGATCGCCCAGGCGCGGCACAGTGTGGTCAGGCCGCTTTGCACATGGGCCTGAAAGTCAGGGGAAAGATCCGCCATCAGACCCGCACCTCGACCACGGGAACATTAGGCACATCGCCGGCCTGAAAGCTGGCGACGCTGGTCAGGATGCGATCGGTGTCAAACCGCACCGGCACGTCAAACTCAAATCCGGCCAGGATGGTCATGTCTTCACCAGGCGGGTGGGCAAAGGTGATCAGGCCCGACCGGTCATCCAGAGTGAAATCCACATCCGTCAGCAGCTCGTCCTGTTCAATGCCCACACGCACGGAACCGACAACCGGTTTGGCAATCGGGCGCTGATAGCTGAAACTGCCAGACCGGTAGGTCTTGCACAGCTGAAACGTCACCGTGCTGCCATCACCGGTGCCAATCACCTGATCGCGAAATGCCACTTCACCCGAGGCACGGGCGGATTTGAAATCTGACCAGTCCTTCCAGCGAAACCCAAACATCTGACCATTGCGCGCCTCAAAAAAGGCAATCAACAGCTCGATATCATCCAGCGAGCGCAGCCCCAGCCCGGCATCATAGCGCCTGCGCGAATGGGCCCAAGGGGTGTTGCGTTCCTCAAACCCATTGGCCAGCGTCACCACATCGGTGCGCCGCTCGGGACCACCAATCGAGCCAAAGCTGAGACTGGCGGGAAATCTTACTTCGTGGAAGTTCATGACTGCGGTCTCCAATAAAGTTCTTGGCCGACTTTGGTGTTGTCTCGCTAGGGCGTGTCTGACCTTGGGGAGGTGCGAAGCGCTTTCACCGTTTTGCCGAAGGCAAACCTACGGTTTGATGGGAAGGTCAGGCGCGCCCGACCTATCTGCCGGGCGTCTACCGGTTCCTATTGCCCCGCCCCAGGGCCCGGCTCATCTGGGCGGCGATCTGTCCCTGACTGCGCGCAAAACTGTGCACGTCCGGTGTGGTGACATTCATAACCACCTTGACCCCAGCCGCACCGCCACTGCGCACCCCAAGTGACCCGTCCGGACCACGGGCCAGCGGCAGGATCGCCTCGGGGCCGGCCTCGCCCATCAGGCCAGTGCCGCCACGCATGGGGAAACTGGTGGCACCGCTGACCACACCGCCCCGCGCGAACGGCATCACCCGCCCTTGTGAGAACGCGGCGCCATCGGCAAAGGGCAGCAGTCCGCTGACCAGCTGGGTCACCCCATCAGCCAGTACGCCGCCCATGTGATTTGTCACCGGTTTAATCGCGGCATTATAGGTGGTCTGGATCATCGAGCGCGCGACGGTTTCCAGCGCGTCCGACAGCTTCATACCGTCAAAGACCACTCCGTCAAACGCCTTGCGCAGCCCCTTGGACATGCCACGCTCCAGCGTCGCGGCGTCACGACCCGTGGCGGCAAAGGCCTCGCGCACCCGGCGCAATTCGGTGTCAAAGGTGGCGGCCATGCCTGCGGCGTTGCCCAGTGCATCGCCCAGACCTTCGCTTTGCAGCTCAAGATCGGCTATTGCGTCTTGATCACTCATCACAACCTCCTGTTTCATCGGGATAAACGCGCATCAGCGCATCCAGCCCGGCACGCCCCATCGCGGACTGACCTGCATCCTGGCCCAGCATCAGGCGCAGCTCAGCCGGGGTCAGTTGCCAGAACTGAGCGGGAGTCAGTCGCAGGCCCAGCATCCCGGCCCGCATCATTGCAGGCCAATCCAATTGGTTCATGGCAGTTCAGGGGTCATGAAAGCCCGCGCCAGCAGTTCTGCAGCAGCCCGGGCCGCTGCCATCGGACCGCCATCAATGTCGGCCTGCGCCAAATCATCCGATGCCATCGACGTGCCACCGCCCCGCAACCCGGCCCCGATCAGCGCCAGCACATCCACTGCGGAAAAGCCGCCGCTTTCAAAACGTTGCACCAGATCAACCAGCGACCCCACAGACAACGCCTGCTCCAGCTCGGCCAGGGCACCCAGGGTCAGCTTCATCACCCGTGGGTCACCGTTGATCACCAGCGAGACTTCTCCGGTCCAGGGATTAGTCATGACCTAGACCGCCGTGAAACTCAGGACCCCGGCACTGGCCAGGGAGAGCTCATAGGTGGCCTCGCCATTGTGACTGCCGGCATATTCCAGCGAGGTGACCTGAAACGCGCCAGCGACAATGCCGAAATCCGGGATGATCATCTGAAAATCCGGCGTTTCGCCGTCAAAGAACAATTGCCGCGCGCGTTCATCCGATCCGGCATCGCGAAACACGCCCGAGCCCGAGATCGAAGCCGAGCGCACTCCGGCGCCAGACAGCAGCTCGCGCCAACCGCCCTGGCTTTCCAGGCTGGTGACATCCACCGTCTCAGCATTGAAACTGATCCGAGTGGCGCGCAGCCCCGCCAGGGTTTCGAACTGGCCGTCGCCGGTCATGTCCACTTTGACCAAAAGATCTTTGCCGTTTTGGGCTGTCATCTTGAATTCTCCTGCAATTTCAGCATTTTTCAACCGTTCATTCATCAATCGAAAGGCGTGCCTGGCCTGTCGCCCAGACAGGGTTTAAGTGACCCGTCCTAGTTATCTTCGACCCGGGCACGGAACCGCAGATCGATCCTGCGACTGCCATCAGTCATCCGGCGCGCCTGGGCGCGGTCAAACCACAGGCCAATCAAGTGGCCCCGCGACAGGGTCAGCGGAGCATTGATCAGCCCGTCGCACAGCGTCGCTGCAAGCTGTTTTGCGGTTGAGAAGCCCGCGCTATCTGAATGAACCGAAACGGTAAATCTATGCAGCGCACCCGCGCCCGACACATCAGATCCATCGCGCACCTCCTCGGCCCCAAGCAGCACATAGGTCTGTGGGACTGTGCCCGTGGGCAGCGCATCATGGATGGCAGTGCCAGCCAGATCAGGATCGCTGCTCAGATGTTGAAACACTGCCGATTGCAAGGCCGCAGACAGGGCGTAACTCATGCCGAGATCTCCTCTTGTACAAAGCAAGTCAGGTAGCGCCCTGCATCGTCAGTCTCGGCCACGGCGTGGATCAGGAACAGACGGGTCCCGTCGCGAAACCGTTGATCCGGACGGGGACGGCTGGCAGAACCAACAGGCGTTGCCCGCACGGTGATCCGATAGCGCTGTAGCGACAAATCCACACCACCCTTGACTTTACTTCGCCCCGTAAGCGATTGAACTTCTGCCCAAACACTGCCTAGGGCCTGCCATGTCTCCATATGGCCGCCACTGCCATCGCTGACGCGCGTGGGGTCCTCGAGGGTCAGCTTGCGGGACAGAACAGGTGGTTTCATATCACCCGCCCCAGGCTAAGACGCACCACCCGGTAGCGTTCGATCAGGCTGGTGACGCCAAACGGCATACAGCCCCCCGACAGCCCGGTGTCATCGCGATATTGATAGTAATGTGCGGCCAGCATTAGAACCGCTTGCCCCAAGTCAGCGGGCAAGGCGCCCCAGTTGTCTGCCATGCCAGCGGTCAGGGATATGCGCAGTGCGCTGCCCGTCGCCACTGTCGGCAACAGACTGCCCGTCGGGCAAAGCTGCGGATGCTGGCTGTCCTGGATCAGACGATACATGTCGCTTACAAGAACCGTTTCCAGCCCTGCGGCATCGATCATCACCACGGTTTCGACCGACGCGACCGGCACCAGCGGCAGAACCTGCGCCGACGGATCCCGCCATTGGTGCAAATTCAGGTCAAACTGGCGCGAAATCAGCACCTTGCCGGTACGCGCCTCGATTGCGGCAATAGCGGCACGCAGAAAACTAATCAGGACCTCGTCTTGCAGACTGTCTTCGCCAAACCCGGTTCCCAGCCGCAAATGTGCCTTGAACGGCTCTAACGGCAGCGCGGCCTCGGGCACCGGCGTCTGTTCGGTCAATATCATCACGTTACTCCGGAAACTTGCGCCCGCTCGGGACATAAATTGGATACAGCAGGCGCGCATCTTCCGGTGCCGCTCGGACGGAGGGGAGCAGCTGGACGACACAGAAAGGGGAACACGCGCCTGCCGACGCCGCCGGGCTGCCGGCAGCGTCATCGGTCGGACCGGTTAGGTCAGGCCGAATTTCAGCAGCTTGATGGCCGCGAAATCACTGACATCACCACCGACGCGCTTGGTGGCATAAAACAGCACATGGGGCTTGGCGCTAAAGGGGTCGCGCAGCACCCGCAGATCTGGACGTTCCGCGATGGTATAGCCGGCCGAGAAGTCACCAAAGGCAATCGAGAAACTGTCGCTGGCAACACCAGGCATATCCTCGGCCACAAGCACCGGGTACCCCATCAGCCGTGCGGGTTCACCAGCGGCCAGACCATCCGACCACAGGAAGCGACCATCGCCATCTTTCAACATTCGAACTTGACCGGAAGTCTTTGAATTCATGACAAAGACACCATTTGCCCGATACTCAGCCCCAAGGGCATAGACCAGATCGACAATCGCGTCACCGCCGCCAATATCGCCATCACTGCCGGTGGCGACATAACCAATGTTACCCCAGCTCCAGCTGTCATTTTCAACCACGCCATGGGTCAGAATACCGGTTGGTTTGTCGATACCATCGCCGTTCAAAAACGCCGCGGCCTCGGCCCGCGAGAACTTGTCAGCAATGCGTCCGGCCAGCCAGGATTCAATATCAAAGGCACTGTCGTCCAACAGCCGTTGCGACGCTTTTGGCAGCTCGCTCAGCTCATGCAATGGGATGGAGATCCGGTCAATCACCGGGGTGCCGGTTTCAGCTGTCGGGTCGGTTTCCGTCGCTCAGCCCGCACCAACATCCGTGTGGTCGACCAGCACATCATATGAGGTCGCCTCGACCGTGACCACCGCGGCAATGGACCGGATAGAAGCGGTTGCCTGCAACACCGATGTCACCGTCTCGGAGGTCACCGGATCCACCAGGTAACCACCGTCGCTGTTCACCGCCGAAGACAGGGATTTGCCATCCAGCTGCAGACCACGCAGCCCATCGTCTTCACCGGACCGCAGGTAGGCCATAAACGCCTTTTGATGGGGCGCGCCGGCATCATTGGTGGCAGACAGCTGCGGACGGGCCGCAATTTGGGTTTTTCGATCCAGCATGATTACTCGCTCTTCGGTCAGTTTCAGTTTTGCCTTGATGTCGTCACGGAACCCTCTGAAATCTTCTACAAATCCAGCCATAGACTGGGTTACATCGTGTATCAGTGGGGCTGCGTCTGCCGAGGCAGACGAAACTCTGTTCTTGCTCATTTGACTATCCTGTTTGGTTAACGTCGCGCCCGGCTCATCGCTTTGCGAATTGAGTGCGTGCCTGTGTCAAAATCGCGGCCATGTCGCGCAGTGCAGCCGAGATCGGATCCTTCGCGCTCTTGCCGCTCACCCGCGCCGTCGGCAACATCGGGAATGTCACCAGAGACACCTCCCACAGTTCCACCTCGCTCAGCCGACGCTCTCCCTTGTCGCCCTTGCTGGCACATTTGGTACGATAGCCGATCGAAAGCCCGTCTATGGCTCCGGCGGCAATCAGCGCAGCCGCCTCAGCCCCACGGCGGGTTTCCACCAAAAGGCGGCCCTTGACCCGCAACCCCTGGGTGTCTTCGCGCACCTCGTCCCAGACCCCAATCGGTTGCGCCGGGTCATGTTGCCACAACATCTTGACCTTGCTGCCGCGTGCCGCCAGCGCCCCAAGCGAGTTGCCATAGGCCCCCGGCAAGACTACATCGCCGCATTGATCGACCTCACCAAACCGGCTGGCGTAGCCTTCGATCAACTGCCCTTCGGTCAGGCTAAGCCCCGATTTACAGGCCATAAATTTATGTTCCAGATGGGTCTCTATTTGCATGAGAAACCTC